TTTATAGGACCGCCAGCTCCTTGAAGTGGCATGCGATGAGTGCCGAGAAACACACCCATCTCTTGGTCAATTATTATGTATCTCAAGCTGGATATCCTTGAAAACCTTGCCACCAATCAGGAGCAGAACGCCCTTTATTCCATACAGCAAAGTCTTTAGTCATATGATAATATTTACGATATGCTGCAACTGGATCGCCTTCAACCTTGCATAACGGAAAGTTATTCATTGCTTGTGGAAATTCGGTTAGACCTATGTCTGGTATATTTTCCGGCGGATTAGCAAGAACTTCAGTCAACTTGTTTGCAGTCATATGAAGCTTTTTGTAGCGTACCAGAAACTCATCTATAAGCCCGAGAAAGTGCTCATAATGCCATAGATAATTGGCCTTTGATTTCATAGACCATACTGTGCATGGATGTCCGTGATGTACTGCTTTGTAAAGCGTTTCTTCAAGATTATTATTAGGATGGACAAAGTACTTAACCATGACCTTACCTGACTTTGAAGGACGCTTTTCCATATATCCGTCAAGCATACGATGTGCAGTGGACAGCATTTGTCCAGACTCAATAATCATTTTACTACAGTGTTTGTCGCAGACCATCTGAGCCGCTTCTCGCGGCTCTTCTGATAATACAAATATATTCATACAGCAAATCCTTTCGATTCTAAGATTTTAAGAGGTGAACTTTCAATTCCTTCAACCTTACGAGCTGCAGCATATTCTTCAACGGTGAAGTTGTTGATAAGGAACTTTTTGAAAGCTCCCATTTTGATAGGACTTCCACGGTACTTGAACCGAGCAATGAAAAGGTCAATGCCACGACCAACATTTGAAGGGTGAACTCTTTCACTGTCTTCATATACTGGTTGGCCTTCATACGAACCTGTGTACATAAGATATCCACCGTGGTAGCTGAAGTCTGTTTTGTTGAACTTTGTCATTTTGATTCCTTTTGTTTTACCTTATAGAATCAATATAAACCATTTCATAATGAATGTCAATGGCGTTCTTTCATTTCTTTGTATTTTTTTCGCACAGCAACAAAATGCTCTAAATAATCGTAAGTGTTAACTTTAAAGACTTGTGGTTCTGAACCGTCTACGGTTATCAAGATCACGCCTTGTTTAATTGGTATGGAGGTTCGTTCATAAAATGCAGCGGCGTAAAAAGATGCTTGAATAAAGTAATTAGTAATCCATTCCTCTTTCTTTGGTTTCCTTGATGTTTTAAAATCAACAATAGAAAGTTGACCGTCAAACTCAGCGATGCAGTCAACCTGTCCTGCGCATTTTAGTCTATCAGAGTATAAGAACTCTTCTTGAAACCAAACATTGTTTAAACGTTGGTCAAGTATAGATTTTAAATCATTAAAGGATTGGAGATTTGAAGGCATTGCACCTTTGTTCCAATCCTCTTTATTATCTAAATAATCTTCTGCAAGTTTGTGTACCGCCGTACCACGAGTGGCGGCTTGCTGCGATATTCTATTTGCTTCCGCTTCGCCAACTCTTTGACGCCACGCAAGAATTCCTTCTTTATTTAATACGCCAAGAACCGTTGTGATTGACGGATATGCGTTTCCTTCTGGTGTAAAGTATTTTCTACCAGTTGTAGTTGTTTCACGTGTTAATTTGGGAAGCACCACGCCGTGCTCAACATGATTAAACATAATATAAATTAGCCGCCTATATCTACTTTAGGCGCTCCTGTTTTGATTTCAGCAGAGCAAGAATATGTATCACCTTTGCGCCCTGCTTTCTTTCCTTCAATTTTCACCTTAGATGAACCTGTGTTAAGAGTAGGCGCGATTGCATGATTAGTACAAACACCGCCTTGTATATGATTGGTAACGGCATCGCCAAATCTGACAACGCCGATACCTTGTGCAAAAACTTTTCCGCTGCACGCGTCTGTTGAAGTGTTTATTGGACTTACGTCACAGTTAGATCCATCGTTTGCCACCGCATCTCCTGATGCTGGATGAACTGTATCTACTGTTTCTGTTGTGTCTCCGCGCGCAGCTAGTGCCATTATGCAGCCTCTAAAAGTTTTTCTTTTGCGATTATATATTCTTTAACTAATCCTGACCGAACAATATCTTCCACTCCAAATCTTACCACACCAAAAGATGGGATAACATTTAGAACCTTTACGAAATCGTAAAGACCTGAAATATCTGCTCTGTTTCGAGATTGTTGAAGATCGTCTTGCTTTGTATCACCGCAGAAGATAATCTTTGAGGACTCTCCTACACGTGTGATAATAGTATCAAGTTCGTGGTACGTCATAGATTGACATTCGTCTACTATGATGACTGAATTATCAAATGTGAGTCCTCTTACAAACGATGAACTCATAAACTCAATCATACCTTTTTGTTTTAAAACTTGATAAGCATCTCCTCTGCTAAATAGATCGTTAACGATGTCGGTATACGGACCTTCGAATACCGCCTCCTTTTGGGCCTTTGACCCAGGCATAAAGCCTTGCTCGCGCGTTTGAACTGCAGATCTAATTATGACGACCTTTTCATACTCTCCTTTCTGTAGTACATCATTGAGTGCCAAGTATGTAGCACACATTGTTTTTCCTGTACCTGCTGTTCCTATGGCTGCGAGATTGTATCCTCTTTCGTAAGAATCAAATAAATCAGATTGAGATGGTGTTAGCGGTTTAACTGCCCGCATTGAAAACTTGGTGTTTAAAACACGCATCATGTTTTCCTCTTCTCGTTCTTGTCTACGTCGTTCTTTCCTGGATAGTCTTCGCTGTCTAGCCATGAAACCTCCTTGTTATCCGAATAACATAACGGTTTACCAAGTGTTTATGTTATCCTTTTTATGATGATGTTGAACATTACGAAGCACATCACGAAAACCGTCGTCAGGCTTCAATCGCCCGAGACGCACGGCATCACCTATTGACGGTGGCCGTCCAATTCTTTGAGTTATATTAGGGTTTTCTTCGAGGAAGAGATCTCTATCTGAGATCTTCATAACTTTGTCAAATATTTCACCAGTGTTTGTATCTTCAAACGTATAAGTCGGCATGAAGTCTCCTCTATTTCAAATTATTTCATAATCTATTTCATTGTTAAAACTATTTATAATTCAAAATAGTTATCCAGCGATTAATTCATAAATTTCTTTCCAATTATTTACACGAGTGGTTGCAGGGTTAATCTCAACATTTTCATTATGATGGTGATTAACTAGGATTGCTTCTAAACCAAGCTCAGAGCCAAGGTCGGCATTCTGTGGTTTATCTTCAACCCAAAAGCAACCGGTTCCACGATACTGCTCAAGAGCATCATCTTTATCGGCACCTGTGTCAAGATAGACAAAGTTTTCAAAGACACTAGGACCAAACATTTCAATCAAGTTTTTAGTCCGAAGATGTTGAGAGTAATAGCAGTCACTCAATGAACTGATTACTCGGAACACATATCCTTGTTCTTCATGGAGTTTCCGAACATATTTGATTGCATCACGCAAAGGTGGAAGTTTACGGATCCAAGCAGACTCGTTGAACATACGAACAATCCGTTCTTTATCTTCAACCTTGAGTCCATAACGAAGGGTCATATCATATTGATCTTCCATGCCTTCTTGGATTTCATAGTTATGCTTTTGCATCCAACCTGTGAAGGCATACTCCCAGTCAAGGAGTACACCGTCAACGTCAACTAGGATGACTTTATCAGCAATTGTTTCATTAGAACGGTTATACATATTAGGCTACTTTCTTTAATAGTGATGGTGTAACTTTCCAAGTTACGGTAGGTGTTTTAACGACGATAGTCTTTTGGTTGATTTTTGAAATCATACCTTCAATGCGACCACGACGGTTGGCGTCAAACCAAACTTTGTCTCCAACATTGAACGAAGATCCAATGTCTTGTTGCATTTGACGTTGACGATTTTTGATTTCCGCAATGATTGCATTAAGAGTTTCGTCGTCTGCATTGCGGATTGTTTTCAGTGTTGTTTGGTTTAACTTTTTCATAACTTTTTCCTTTTCATTTGATATATACAATATATCTGATTCGCGATAGAATGTCAATAGATATTATGCAGCTACCTCATTTAAATTCATTTCAACTTCTTCCATTAACCATGTGCCATCTTGGTCAGGAGTTGAAGCAAAGAACCATGCGTCTCCGTCAAACAGATAAAGATAATCAGCAGAGGCAAATTCGCGCCCTTCTGCCAAGAAGTCTTCAACTGAATTGTATGTAACAGGGGATTGGTTTGAATGGACCGACTCATCTAAAGATGTCTGTAGGTCTTCTTTCAGACCTGAGATATAACCAGCATTTGCTACTGCTTTAGCCTTCTCAGGTGTGTTATAGGCTTCAAAAAGAAGACGGCCGTTGTAAGCAAGATAACCATCGTAATGGCAATATGTTGCTGTAACTGTGCCGTCTTCGTTGTAGTTTGCGATCATTGATGAAGTACCCATAAGATTGATTCCTTTTGTTTTACCTTATAGAATCAATATAACCTATTTGTACTCAAATGTCAATAGTTAATATGAAAAAGAATTACCTTTTTTGTTCTTCAGTATCAAGATGGGAATTTCTTTCTTGCCGTTTCAGTTTCTTTTTATCACGACGGTTTTTCATACGCTTTTCCTTACTGCGTACGCTCCGTTCTTCGTTGTGACCCCATTCGTCGTGTTCCCAATCTTCGCGGAACTCTTTAAAACTTTTAGCCATTAGTCTTTCCTATGATACTGTTTCTTTAATTTCAATTAAGTCAGGAAATGCCGTCATGACTGTCTTTAAGGACAATCCTTTTGGCGATTTTCTAGTAATCATTTTGCATAGCATTTCAGCGTCATCATTATCAACATCTTCTAACAAGCTAATGAATAAACTTTCACGCTTGATTTGGTTAAGATTATCATACCCTCCACCTTTGACAAAGATCTTAAGTCGACGTGCTTCATGGTATAACAAACTTTTAGCTTCGTCTTCGTATTCGTTCTTTTTCCAAGGTGGTGGTGTATCAGGAATCAAAAACTCAATAGATTCGTCAAACCAATATTTGAGGATAGTTTTTAGAGGAGCGGATTCGTTTTCCTGAAGCCACGCTGCTTTATCTTTTTTAACTGGTATTTCTATTGCTTTATTTATGATTTCTGAAATTGATCTTCTAACTGCCATTTAAAAATCCTGTATGTCTGAAATTAGGTTTTTGAGTTTGCGATTAACAAAAAAGTTAAAGAGTTCTGAACGACCAACTTCTTTGTCAATGCTGTACTCTTCAAGAATTGCTGTTTGGTAATTTGCCGGAATTTGAGACAAATCAATCATGGTTTTATTACGGTGATAGCGTCGTAATGTTTCTTCATCCATACCATCCGTGCCATTGCGGAATTGCTCAAGGCGTTTTTTGGTCATAGGTTTTTGGCGTTGGCCAACAGCTAAACAATTGTCTGGTGAAAGAATATTCGGAACACCATCACCAGTGTCACCTTTTAAGACGTGCTCAACCAAATATTGGTCAGGATTGTCATTACGGATCCAACGTTTACGAACTGGGTCAAACTGATCCACGTTAGCATACGTATGTAATTGGATGTAATCTTTATCACCGGATAGAACCAAGAAAGGTTCTGCACCGCCGTTTAAGATAGCACCGTTTTCATGGATGATGGTACCAATGATATCATCAGCCTCAAGATGGTCCATATGAATAACTTTGTATGGAAAGAATTCCTTAAGCTCATCTCGGATGGTATTCATAATACCAAATAGCTGAGTCCAATCAAGTTCAGACTCATCACGAGACTTTTTACGATTAGCTTTGTAAGAAGGATATAGCTCACGACGCCATGTATTTTTGCCATCAGCACATATTACGATTTCTCCATATTGTTCGGTAAACTTTTTACGGTTAGACCGGATTGAATTTAGGAACATATGACGGATAAGATTTTCGTCAATGTCCACATTATGATGGTTACCGATGCTTGCGAATAGCGAAGCAAGGATAACTTGGTTGTAATCTACTAGAATTGCCATTTTATTTTCTCTGTTTCAATTTTATCTAATACTTACTATTCTAATCTAACTCTTCGTCAATGTCAACCATTTTTTTAGCTTCTGCCTCAAAATTTTCTATTTCTTCAACATCAACAAATTCTGTTGCAAAATCTTGCAGTGGATGGTGGACACCATGAGCTTGTAGGTGTAAGGACCTAATTGATTCAAGTACTAATACCATGGATGGAAAATGCACTTTGATTTCTTTATCAAAATCACATCCCATCCGTGACATTTCGCCAAGGAGATTTCTCCACAAATATTCAGACGCTTCTTCAGCTATTTCTTCTTTATAGTCAACAATAGTTTGCTGAAGTTCTTCACGTGTTTTTGCAGACGCGTTAACTTTATCCTTTATAGGAAATTCTATAACATTAGACATAACTTATTTTCCATCGTTATTTAAATCTTGGAGCAGTCTGTTCCAACTATTCGCAAAACTATTTATACTGTTCCGTGCTAAATTAAAGCGGTCTGACGTTGTAAACTTTGGAATGAAGTTTGGATCTTGCTTTTGAATATCCAATACCTGCTTTACAACTGAAAAAGCTCGATTAGCATGGACGTTAGGATCCTCATGCCAATCATATGTAATTGTTGCGTTAGCTGCGGTTTCAGTTAGTCCACCATAATTTGGATGGATACAAAGCAAGCCACTCTTAATTGCTTCAATCAACGCAATGCAAGATGTTTCTTTCCAAATGTTTGGATACAAGAAAATGTGAGCTTTATCTAACGCAGCTAATACTCTTTCATTAGGAACTGATCCATGATAGGTCATATTAGGGT